TACATTTTTTGGTAAAGAGCGACCATATCAGCTTCGCCTTTCATAAAACGTATGGCTTCCACTAAAGCTCCGTTTAACAGTGCGCTATCAAAATCATCCCCTAACCAAGATGTACTGGCAGTGACTATTGATTCTGGGTAATAGCCGTAGTGAAACTCTACATCAAATGCTGCATTAGGAGTTGGGCCAATAATTAAAGACTCGTCTGTAAAGTATGCGTAATGCTTGGGCACCCCCGTTGTAGCTGGGTTGGGGTAAGCTTCCCGCATAAAATTAACGTCTTTGTTTAAAAGGTAGATGTATTCACTTGAACTTATGATTGCTAAAGAATATGACCACAAAAAATCAGTAGGTAGAGTTAGGTATTTGTTGCCACTACTCATATTACCTGTCTGGTTTTTACGTAGAGCAGGAAACTGAACAGTGTTATATATCTTCTGTTCTGCTTGTTGGGTAAACAACTTTAACTGATCGTCCGTAAAAGTAGTTTCACATATGTCCTGAATATTTGTCTTTAGCTCGGTATAGTTCATAAGTTATGCCATCGGGCCTCTTGCATACAAACCTTTAGTAGCTGCTCCTGTGCCTCGTATCTTCACGCCTTTAGAGTTAGCCGCTTTCTTCTTCTTTTTCTTTTTGTTCTTTGGTTCTTCAAATAACATAATTACATCCTTATGTTGTGGTGACTGTTACGGAACCTACGCCTCCAGTTCCAACCAAATCATTATCTGTTAAATCAAAAGGATTGTTACCGTTACCCACAGGATTCCAACCCCATTGTATTTTCCTACTACTCTCAAGCCCTGCAAAATCCGGTCTTGGATCACGTATAGCTTGCGGATCATCTACTGGAAACTCACCTAACCTAAGTTGTGGCTGGTCTGGATTCCAGCATTCAGGGCAAGCCTTTACATTTGTATCCCGTCCTTTAACTATAAGGTTCTTTAATTCTTTAAGTTTATAACGAAATCCACAAACATCACACTCTGCTACCGCTATTTTTGCAGAAGCATACCTAGCCACTATATAACCCCTATGCGCGGTACGTAGTAATCAGAAGTCTTTTCTCTATCCTCTGCGGCTGCGAGGGCAAATGCTTCCTCGTACACCGTTTTCAACATGGGTACCCTGTCCATTAGTTCAGGTACCTTTAAAGCAATATTGTAGGCCAATCCTGCTACCAGACAAGGTAGGAACCTGTAGTTCATGTCTGCTGTTTGTACCCCACTACCTGCATCTTGGATACGCCTAATACGCCAGTATCTTATGACGTAAGTGTCGTTCTTATCTGGGACAGGCCATAGGTTTATCACAGGCGCATCCCTTTGCCGATCTATCCACATTTGTATCGGCCTACCATCAGTTAATTTGTTGGGTATGGACGCGAAAGTACTTACCCCTATCCTATTTAGTGTAAGATCAGATTGCGTGGAGGTATTACCAGAATTAGTCCTGATAACTTGTTCAATAAGATCAATGGTGTCTGCAGGTAGTGTATACTGAGAAGTGCCCTTAGTAAGTGTTACAGTGCCTTCTTCTATCGTCCACAAGTTAATTCCACGATTCTGCCATTCTATTGTCATCAAGTTCATGGATCTACGAGCCGTGCGTAGATCGTAACCAGAACGCATTTCTCGCCCAGCCCGTTCCCACGCCTCTTCAGCGATTTCCGTAAAATCCATGTCAAACGCTGTAGTGCCTGATGTTGTCATAATTACTTACCTTTTAAATAAGCAACAGCTTCTTTAACCAAATCGTTTTTAGACTTTCTGCGATCTAACTCTAAGCCATGAAACCTCATCTCTTCTTCTATCTCAACCTTAGTCATACTGCTAAGATCAGACTTAGAAGGTAGCTTTACCGTTGGTTTGGCTTTAGGCTTTGCTTTAGGCTTTGCTTCTACTTTAGTTTCAGGTTGTAGTTCCTGTAACTTTGCTTTCGCTTGGCCTTCATCCATGAGATCGTACACAGTAATATCATAGGTACCATCCTCATTTTTAGTGCCTATCTGATATACAGGCTCGCCTGTAGCAGAAAACACACCATTCTGGAACACCTCAAGTTTTTTCATAAGTATTACCTCATTTTACAAGGACGAAGCCCTTTTATTTCTTTACCTGCTCCACGTATTTTTTTCTTAGCTTTAGGCTTTGCCTTTACTAAGTCTCCTGTTTTAAACGGCTTTTTAACCGCACCGCCTTTCATCATACCTCTACGAGTTTTACCTTTTTGTTTATTTAAGTAATCTCGCAAACTCATTCCTGATGCTTCTAGCTCTTCTTTGGTTACGGCAGCTTTCTCGTCACCTCTAACATTAGTAAAAGTATCAAGTCCTTTTCTTTTAGCCTCTGCAACGCTCCTAGCAGTGCCTTTTCTTAACGAATCAGCCGCAGACTCAACCTTAGGGGGTTTTTCTACATTAGTAGCTTCTCGTGCGGTTTTTCGTAATTTGTCTCTTTCAAGAAATCGTTTAGTGCCTTTATCATCTGTTATTCTGGTCCTACCTACTGGCCCACTACGATCCGCATCTTGTCTGCGTTGTTCTACGGTTTTCTTTTTTGCTTTGGGTGGAGGCGCAGTGGGTTTTCTTGTGTTCTCGGTTTTCTTCGCCACAGGTTTTTTAGCTTCAGGTTCTTTATCTCCTCCTCCACGAGTTGCTGCTACCCCAGCGGCACCAGCGGCAGCAGTACCTGCGGCTCCCGCTCCAAATCTTTTTGCGCCTCGTTTTACAGCGGCTGCTTCATTAGTCGCTCGTCTCTCAGCTTGTTTCTTTTTAGAAACTCTAGTTTTTCTTCTAGGTTTTGTATCCGCAAGCGGCCCTTCAGCTTTTTCTTTTTTGGTAAGAGTTGATTTACGCTGACCAAGTTTTTTAAGCCCTTTTTTCGCTAGTGCTGCGGCACCTCTAGCTATTAATGGAATTGCCATATTTAACTACTCCCTACATATAAAGTTTTCTTTCTACGATTAGGCATAATCGCCTTGCCGCACCCTTTATGGTGTCTACGTTTTCTAGCTAGACTACCTGTGCTAACTTCTCGTTTCTTTTTCTTAGCGGTGCCGCCTTTTCGCATTCCTTTAGGAGAATCTTCGAACCCTTCTAACCCTTCTCCGGTCAATCCTTTCTTAATGGCATTTGCTAACGCCGCTTCTGGAAATATTGCGCCCGCAGTTAAAGTATCTCTAAAACCCCTCAACCCTCGTCCAAATGAGCCTTTTGTTCCTTTCCCGGGGTCTAACTTTTTTGTTCTATAGTGTTTGCTATGAAAATTTTTAAGTCTTGACATAACTTCTCCTATTGAGCCTCGCCCCAACTGGGAGTGGCCCTCCGCTTTTGTAGTATCTTCGCATGTTAAGAGCCTTTCATCTTAACCATTTTAGCAGGTCTAAACCCTTTACTAGCAATCCGAACGCCACGTACTTTACCTTTACGCTTGCCGCCCGCTGCGCCACCTTTTGAGTAGCCCTTCTTTTTCATGCCGCCCGTAGCATAGCCCTTCTTTTTCATGGGGCCACCCATAGCATAACCCTTCTTTTTCACTTTACCTCCTGCGTTTTTTCCGTTACGCCCTGTATCTTCAGGTATCGTCATACCAGATAAAGTTTGTCTTGCATCTGACGCTGCTTTACTGCCGGGGTATTTCTTTGCTACGTTGCCCTTACCTCCCCGCTTTAACGCCTCTCGCACCGCTTTGAGATCTTGTTCATCTATATAACCATCTTTATCTTTCTCTAATTTTTTCTGGTCACCTGTCAGTGTGTTCGCCATCTCCGTCCTCGCTGTATAAGTTGTTAAATACTCTCGCTGTGTCCCAAACATACTGTACATCTTCTTTGGAATTGTAGATACGCTGGTTGGGTTTAAAATCTGGTGCGCCTTCTCCTGTCTCAAACCAAGCAGGGTGGGTCACACGAACTCTGTTATTTGGTAGCGCAACAATATTACCTGTGTATTCTCCTGCGTCTAGCAGTTCTAGCACATGGCTTTGTTTATGTTGAGCAGGGTCATCTGCTATCTCACTATCAGTATAGTCAACAGTAAAATAGTATTTTGCAGGGTAGAACTCGCCATCTACTTTGGCTATCCAAGGTGCAGGAGTAGCTCTATTTATCTTGTAAACTGCGTGTTCGTGAGACATACAATCCCAAGGCTGTGCGGCCCAAACAGGTAACTCTGTAGGCCACTCCTCCAAAGGCGTATCTCCAACTAGTGCTGTTATCGGCATCCTTGCCCACATAGCCCCACCATGTACGTTTGGTTCATCAGTGTCATCAGACTCGCACCCGGTAAATATGACCTGAAAACTAAGGCATCTATTAGGCATACTCGTAACAGCAACGACCATAGCGTGTAAGAACTCACCATGATACATCTCCATATTCTTCGTATACTCTCTGCGAACCCAAGCTTTGAAATAAGGTACGTTTGACTGTAAAAAAGCCACTTAACATCTCCACCTTCTTCTAGCCTGTCTTAGCCTAGAATTAGGATCTTTAGCCGCTTTCGGAAACTTTTTCATCTGTCCTGCAGAACGAGCGCAATAAGACTTACGCCTAGACGCTCTTTTACCTTTAGGGTTTTTCTCCGTAACGGCTGTTTTTAATTTGCTGCCGGGGTTGTTTCTACGATACTTAGCAACCCCTTTAGCAGTCATACCAGCACCCGATTTAGTAGGGCGTTTATCCCCACTACTAATCGACATGCCTTTCATGCCTTTCCCTTTTATTCTGCCGCCTTTCTTATAGTAAGTACGCATACTAAGAGAAAAATGTAGTCATCGCTGTAAGATCCGTTACTGCAGTGAAGGTAACAAACCCTCCCGATACAAATAAAAGACCGTCATCGGGGACATCAGGGTAAGAGTTGGTACTCGCCCCTGCAACCGTAGCAAACTGCATCTTTATAGTCCCTGTGCCAGAACCCTCTCTGAACACAATAGTAGCGGCTCCACTACCGTTGACCACGTAGATACCACGTAACCTGCAACGTGCTACGGAGATAACTCCACAACAACTAGTACCAGAACCTGCGCTAACATTGCCCGCTGAAGAACCAGAAGTGGCTATCTGAGTCACTGTTTTAAAGAACTTAGTTCCTGTTGCAGTGCCAGAGTCAGCCCCTGTAATTACTTCAGTCTGAGCATCGTTAGATTCATCCGTTCCAGTAACTGTAAAAGTAATACCAGAATCATCAGACGCAGAAAGTATGGTTACATTTCTAGGAGAGTCCATAGTAACAGACCCTCCACTGGCTAGTGCGCCCCCGATAGTTAAATTAGCGGCTCCACTAACACTAGCAGCAGTCGAAATACCATCTGGATCTGCGGCAGCAGCAGTTATAAAACTGGATGTTACATCACTACCTGAACCTTTTAAGGCCATAGTAATTTACCTCCAATTAAGATGCTACATCATAGCCGACAACTTCAATCATAAACCGTCCAGCAGTATATGTTGCATCGCCAGTGCCTTGACTCACAAGGTATAAGTATTGGTCTGCTGCAATGTCTCCACCAGCAACCAGCGTTCCAGCAGAAGCAGCACCAGCATTAATAATTTGAGTTTCTGTCAAATCACCGATGGCAGTGTCATTAACACCTGTACCCTCTGTAGCAGAATACAAATCAATGTCTGTACTTCCTCCAGCAGGAGTTTCTAAACAAGTCATGGTAACGCCAAACACTGTACCTTGGTTGGCAGTGGTTACTTGTCCGATAAACGCAACACCAGCACCGTCTTTACCAATGATGTCACCTGCAGTACCACCGTCCTTCAAACCTGTTAGATCAATCATAATGGTTGACTTAACAATGTTGACGTTTGTATCTACATCGCTTTTTAAACGGTTAACTTGAGTGACATAAACAGCGGCAGTGCCTTCAATACCTGCACTTCCAGTTGCTTCAACAGACCACTTATCCCCACTAGTTACGGTAACCGTACCAGTAGTAGCGTTCTTTGAAACCATTTGAAACCCCTTTTCGGAACGAACGGGGCCGTTAAAAGTAGTTTTAGCCATGTATCCTCCTGTCTCGGCTAGTGTCAGTCATAAGACTGTCAGGATAGAACAAAAAGGGGGGCTTTTACACCCCCCTAATATTATGCTCCGGGTGAACCGAAAATGCCAAGCGGATCTGATACTCCAAATGAATATCTTTCCCTCGCTTTATAACGGCTGTTGCCCGTATCAAAGTCAGCATCCATAGATGTAGACATCGGAGTTCGCACAAAGTGCTTGAGTCCGTTAGGTACGTCAGTCATTAAGAACCACGCATCTGTGTCTGTCAGATAGTGATTAACTGAGTATCCACCGGGGATAGCACCATTGTTGCGAAGCGCATTGATGTCGTTATCTGCGGTTCCAACTCTTCCTTCTGTTTCTAACAATCGTGTTGCCACAAACTGCAAGTCAGATGGAATGATTAGCTTAGTTGGCCTAGCGGCAATCAACAAACCACGCTCGTCCGTCCAACCAGCGATTTGAATGACAGCGGCTTCCAAAGAAGTCTCATTCAAGTCGGCATTGGTGCCGGGGCGGTTTGAGTTAGTACCACCTGATACTAATGGGTGAGCAGTAGAACACAAGGTCTGTCCGTCACCATAAGTAGTACCAGCAGCAAAAGCATTGTTCAATACAGCAGCAGCTTTTACTTGCTTGGTATAAGCCATTGCACGAGCCAATGCCTTGGTGTATCTAGCGGAGAGGGAGTCGTAAAGGTTGTCCTCTATAGCTTCCTCCGTCACTGAGAAACCCATTGCAATGGTTTCGTGTGTGTACCTAGCTGTGAAAGTCTCTTGAGCATTGTCATATTCGATGGCAGAGCCTTCGTCTTTAACAGGTGCCGCAGAAAAACCAGACAGCTTGGTTTCTTCTTCAAAAGAACGATCAGAAGATTCTGTTTCAAAAATCTCTGCGTGTTCTTCGCCATATTTGGCGTACTCCAATCCGAACAAAGCGTTCAGTCCGGGTAGGAGTTCCTTCAGTAATTGGGCGCGTGATATTGCCATTTTACGCTACTCCTATATTCCGGTTGTATTATCGAAGGCATGTCCAGCGTTCCACTTGACAAGAGCCTCTGTGAAGCCACCTGAAGAGTTTTTAGTCTCTTGCACGAGATCGACAATGCGAAAAGGTAGCGAACTAGTTGTTGCAGAAGTGTCAGATATAGCACTCTTAGAATTACCAGTAATGGTACTACCAGTGTTATCCACACCAGCTACATTAGCACCTATATCAGTAATTGCCAGATCGCCAATCGTTTCGCCTGAAGATACAACTGCTACTTTGAACAGTACATCTGTGGCATCTACAACGTAAGCTTGTATATCAGACGCTGCCGTACTAGCAGGATAATACT